TCACCGGCCGGGACCATTGATTGAAATTCGGCAGATAGATCGCAGTCGAATAGTTGACGCCCATATGTCACTCTTTGAAGATGTCGTTGAAATGCCCGCGCGCATTCTTGGGAATCAATTGCGCTCGCTCCGGTGCCTTCTGGATGGCGAACCGTTTCGCGCCTGACTTCCTCCGTCTTATTTTACTGAATCGTCTGTAACCCTGCCGTCGCTCGCCTTCGTGGTGGCGTTTGACTTCCTTCATGACTTCGGCACCGAACTCGGCACCTTTCTCTTCCATCTTCTTTGCCCATTCCAGCAATTCGCCGGTATCGACCGTATAGTCGATCACACCTGTATCCTCACGAAATGCATCAGGAGATTATCGGTTGCAGTTGAACCGCCGAGCAAGTTGCTTCCGCCGAGCCTGCCCAGCATGGCCATGGGATCGTAGTAGACCACGCGGCTTTCCTTGTGGGACATCATGCGAACACCACCAACGTTAAGCCATTTGGCGATCATGCGATCGGTACGGATGGCCATGATCGCAGCCTGTTTCAACGACGGCGGTGCTTCATCCGGCAACACGTAACCGCCTGTATACTGGATGACGATCGGTTCGCCTTGTCCGCTGGTGACAAACTCGACCTTGCCGCTTGCCAACTCGATTTCGTAAGTCGATGGATCGACAGGATCGCCGCGTGGCGTTTCGACCGAGATCACATCGGTCTCGATATCGAGCGGATAATGCGTCAGGAAATAACGATTGGGCTGTAATTCACGGATGGTTTCCTGAACCGTTTCCTTGGCAAATACCCGATTGCACTTGACCGCAATCACGTCTGAAAACGTGGTGATGTATTGCGCCAACGTTACATCTTCGCTGGTATTGTCCAACGGAATATTCAGCGCATTCTTCAATTCATCCAACGTCAGCAGATCAAAATTTGTCGCAGGTATCAGCGTTTTGACAATGATATCGACCACGTCAACTCTCCCGGTGATACTGCTCGAACAGTTCGCGCATCGCGATCGGCTTGCCTTCCTTGTTGTCGCTTGTAATCGGAACGATGAAGTAGTTCTTGCGGTCGATGCGCCATCCAACGATGCTCACGCCTGCCGATCCCGGCTCGCCCCTTTCGCCTTTTGGCCCCAAGTCCCCCCGATCGCCTTTGATGCCGGGCTTTCCCGGCTTGCCTGCCGACGCGATCAACTGCCAGCCGTCGCCCGGACATGGTCCCGGTGACTCTGCACGCGCGATAAAGCTCGATCCGTTCAAGGCAACGATGTCGAGATAATTGTAGGAATGATTCTCGTTGAATGTGCCACGAATGCGCGGTCCTGCTGCGTGCTGACCGGCGGCAGCTATACAAGCCCAATCCTCGTGCGGCGGTGATTTCGCCGTATCCCTTCGCGCTTGATAGCTGCTGCCGTTATGGGCGACAACATCACCCACGTAATGGACCGTCGCTTCGCTAAAGGATTTAATTTCCTTTAAGTACCCCGGCGACCCATCCTTGCCGTTTTTTCCCGGCTCCCCATGCTCGCCCTTTTCACCGCGCTCGCCTTGGATGCCGCGTAGACCCTGCTCGCCGCTTTTGCCTTGCGAGCCTTGTGTACCTTGTTCGCCTTTTTCGCCTTTTGCACCTTGCTCTCCTTTCTCGCCCTTCAGCCCCTGTTCACCTTTTTCACCACGTTCACCTTGTTGACCGACTGCACCGGATTCACCACGTTCACCTTGAAGCCCGGTCTCGCCCTTTTCACCGGCCACGCCCGGTTCACCCTGTAAGCCAGAAATTCCCTGAATGCCCGGCAGCCCTTGCATTCCTTGTTCACCGGGATCGCCTTTCTCTCCACGTTCACCCCGTAGTCCGTGAAGTCCATCATCGCCACGTTCTCCCTTTTCACCGCATTCGCCCCTCGACCCCTGTTCACCTTTCTCGCCTTTCTCACCGGCAGCACCATCAGCGCCGTCTTTGCCGGGATCACCCTTGTCGCCGAAATCGCCTTTTTCGCCGCGCTCACCTTGCGGACCATCCTTCAATTCAGCCAGACGATGTTCAAACCTGATATCGAATGTCGCAACCTTTGCTTCCAGCTTCGCAACGATTGCATCATATTTGGCCTGCATCAGGCAGCAATATCTCTCCCATTCGCGTTCCTGCTGATCCAGTGTCCGCGCAAGAGTTATACGCCACGCGTCAAGAAGTAAGTCGCTCTCCACGGACTCGTTCTTTGAGTCGAAAGAGGTTACTGACTTCCCGTTCAATGTCATCGTGATTGGCCTTCTTAGGTGCGGTAGGAGGCGGTTCAGCAGGTTTAGGGGCTGGCGGCGGTGCAGCCGGTCCCGGTGCAGGGGGCGGCATTTGCCCTGCCGCACTCAATGGGACTTCCTGCTGCTGGACTCTCGGTTCATCGCCAAACTTGACGCTGTTGAGACTTTCAAGATTACGCGCCTCGTTGGGCGAATAAATACCTGTCTGAACACCACGCGCTAATGCTTCGATACGTTCCTTGAATGCAGAGCGCAGCAGCGCACTCGTATCAAATTCCAAATATTCCTCAGGCTGTCCCTTCAAACCGAACAAGCCACCGATAGCTTCTTCGAAATGATTGAGACAAAAACCAAGACCCGACGCTATCCAGCTTTGCATCAGCAATTCGGTCGAACTGTATGGCGTACCGCCGATCCCCAGAATTGCTTCGGGCACACGAAACGCCAACGCAATATGTTGGTTGGTCAATTTCAGCATTTCGGCGGTCGCGGCATCTTTTCCGTTCTGGGACCACGGCATAACCTTGAGTCCTGCGGTCAGGATTGGCGTGCCGCCCTGCTGAAAACCTTTAACCTGTTCATTCCACCGGTCACGAAGATGCTGGACCTGATCCTTGTCCAATACCAAATCAGTTGAAAGCACCGCTGATGGTCGCGCCTCATTGGTATAGAACGCCTGCAAATGCTGGACCATCGCTTGTGAAGCGGTGACATCACCATAAGCAGCGACAATTGGACTCTCACCGAACAACGGCACAGGATATCGTCGCCGCAAATTGAGTCGCAGATGCAGGACATCGCGTTGCGGTACAACAAAATATTCAGAACCAAATCTCTTGAAGACAATGTCGTTGCCGTACATCCAGTAAAATATTTCGCCATCATCCGATAGTCTCGGATGACAGGTCTCTGGATTCATGATGTGCAGTTCGTTGATCTCATAACGGTCGTTGCGAATCGCCAACGCATAGGCATTTCCGTATTGATAAAAATGCCGCGTCATCGCCAGCATGAAATCACTGACCGATTGATAATCGTTAGGATAATGCATGATGCGGGCGAGAGCGGAATTCGTCACCCGCTCCCGTCCGCCTTTATTGTTTGCACGCCAATGTCCCCCCGGACACATCGCCACAGTCTGTGCATATGCCGAAACACACGCCTCGACCATCGCTGATGCCATCGAATTCGTGTAGAGAGGAATATGCCCTTCCTGCCACCAATTGATGCTCGCGCCGTCAGGCAGCCATCCGCCAGTCACCGGCAGATAATATGGTCCCGGTCGATAGCTGCCTTCGGGACCAGTAGGTGCTGGCCACGAACCTTTCAGAACGGAGCGAAAGACATCGGCGATTCTCGACGACATTATTCAGCCTTATGCGACGTAGCTGTATGCTGTCGGGTCTGATAAGCCTGTGCCGGTTTGTTCGACGAAGCTTCCATCGATTTATTGCTGATGCTGCTGAAGTTATTCGGATCGGGATCGCTGCCGTCCGGATCATGCTCGATAAAGTGCGCGCCGAGATTCGCAAGATCAAGTTCTTCCTGCGTTGGAGTCGGACGCCCTTTTGACAGGCGAGCAAATTCAGCGCGCGAGTGATCGGATACTTTCTTCTCTCTCGCGTATTCCTCTTGTGCCGCCTTGGTCGCGGGATCGTCTGCAAGTTTAGGCATTGATGTCTCCTCTTACCAAGTAACCGACGAAGTGTAGGCAACCACGCCAGCACGACGCACCAGCCAATTGAGCGGAAGCACCATTCTCAAGGCCAGCGAGTCAGTCTGGAATAGCGAACGCTGCGGCGCTGCCACGGTAGAAGGCGAAGCGACCAGATCAGTCGGATTCGTATCTTCCATGTGAAGCGTCGCTTGGTCACTCATCTCCATACGCGGAGCTTCGCTACCAGCCACGACAAAATCCGCCGCATCGACAAGGATCATTGTCTTGGCAGTGACGTTGGCACTGTCGATGATCGGAATGTTGTTGATCGTCCCGGCACGAATTTCATCGCGGAACGGGAAGATACCGGTGTTGGTTGCCTGCAGCAGCGACGCCCGATACATGTCGGTCGGATTGACCAAGAAGACCGGAGAACGCACGTTGCCGTAGGTATTGGTTGTCAGCGCACCGACCAGTGCAGTGATATCACCGATGAACGCGGCAATGCCACCGCCCGTAGTCGCCGTAGTATTCGACACACCGTTGAGAAGCCCTGCGGGACGAATTGCCGTCGCCGCATTGTTGTCGAGCAACACCGTGTCGATGGCCACGCTGGTATCAACCTGAATGGCTTCGCGCAGAATTCCCTCGATTGCAGGAATCGAATGGATATCCATTTCACGAGTCCAAGTCGTGATCACAGCGAGCTTCTTGGGCGTCAGGGTTTGCGAACTGAAGCTGCCCTGCCGAACCGGAATTGCCAGACCCTCACCAACGAACGATCCCGCGAGCGAAGGCGTACGATTGCGATTCGGAATGACGATACGCCCGTTTGCACCGAACGACAACGACATGCCTTTTGCTGCAAGACGCGTCATGACCGCTTCTGGCATCAGAAGCGGCATCAGATCAGTATAAGTCGTCCGCGCCAGTTCTTGCGCCCATCCGGGCACCGTTGTCAGTGCCGGTGCCGAAGCAGCACGAAGCACCAAATCCGACATGAAGCGGGCTTCATCCATCAGATATTCCCGATGGACTTCACCGATCCTTTCGCGAGCCTGTTCGTGAGAACGTCCCCACGTCTTGGCCGCCCAAGCCAGCACACCCGACTTGATGAACAAATCAATCGGATCAAAGCTGTCTTTCTTCTTCCTGTTGAGGATCACAGTCGGTGCTGCCGGAGACGGATCATCAGTCTTCTTCGACGTTGCGACAGGCATCATCGAACGGGAAGCAGGAATAGGACCAGCATTCCCTTTCAGACGCTTTTCGCTTTCGATCAGTGCATCAAGAGTCTCTTCAAGCAGAGCGATGTCCTGATTAAGCTTGCGAGTAATCTCCAATTCAGAATTACTGACATTCGAATCATCCATCTTCTCAAGATGGTCTTCCAGAGAATCGCGCTTTGCGGTCACCTGCGTCTGCAGGTCCGAGATGCGCTGTCCAAGAGTAGACATTTGGGTTTTCCCCATCACACGAGTAAATTTGGCTTGCCCGCCGTTAAACTCCCGAGATTCAAGCTGATCCGGTTTGCCTTGCCCGGCGAAGATCAGACCCATGGTCTCGGAAGAAATGTTCAATGACTTGGCAACCGCCAAGGCATTTGGATTTGCTGGAACGCTGACCAAACTGGTTTCGACCAGTTCGCTTTTGACGTAGATCGATCCCAAGCCTTTATCTCTTTGTGTTGTCTCGACTGGCCTGAAACCAACCGACACCGCTTTGAGAATACCGGC